TGTTGTTACCGATAAGTTCTAGCATTTCATCAAATGTTCTAGGCATACCGCCTCCGCAGATACGCAATGCTTATAGGCATCTCGTCAAACGCACCGTCCTTTACTTCATTAAACATCCAGAGTCCTGACCAAGATCCGTTTGTCTGCGGATTCAAATACTCTTCATTGTGCTGATAGTAGATACCTGCAAACAACGCAGTCATTCTTTTTCCTGATGCGTCTCGGTCGAAAGCAATGTCTCTGTCTTGAACGTGTCCCATGACGGCTGACATGTGTTTCTTTTGGAGTAGAAGCTTTGCATTGCTGACTGGCCTACCCATGACCCCGCTAGTAAAGTAATGACAATAAGCAACACCGTCAATAATAACTGGCTGAAGAAACGGATAAACTTCCCAGCCCTTGAGGTTAAGATCTTCATAGCTCATCAGTCCTTCAAGTTTTGCATCGTTTTCTACTGCGCGGTTAATACGGTGTTCGTGATTGCCCAGTGTAAACACGAACCTTGGTTTCCAGATGCGCTTCTTATGTTTGCGTAGGCGCTTCTGTTCGTCTCGTATAACTTTCATAAACGCAGTCATTGCTTGGTTACCCGCCTCAATATCAGAAGCGTAACGCCGTCCTTCAAACGACTTCTTACCTACATCATACGAAGAAAGGCTAGGCATATCCCAGTGATCGCCCAAATGTATAATCACATCAGGCTTTGCTGCAACAGCGTAACGCGCAGCCCAGCGCAGATGCTCATGTGACTCTCCCGGTTTACATTGTGTATCAGGTATTACTAGATGGCGTGTCATTGTCTCCACTCCTCTGGCATGGTTTTAGGGGTGTACCACTTGAAGTCGTGTCGCTCTGCCCAGTTTGACATGCAGTAAAAGCTGCCGTCTTTCCTTCGCTTTGCGTCTGGCATTCTGTTGTCTGGGTTTTGGAAGACAAATACCAATTCCTCCTCTGGCTTGAGAGCTTTCTTGACATCGACATACTTACGCGCCTCTGGTTTGTCACGGAACCTCCCTTTGGCTTCTATGTAATACGTTATATCACCTTGCTTATATGTGAAGTCAGGGTAATAGTTTTTATATTGGACGTAAGAAATGGCACAGGGGTGATAGTCACAATTGACCAGCACTTGCGCCAGATCCCACTCAAGCCACGAGTCAAAGCCCTTTGGCACGTTACTCAGCGTTCGGCGCATTCCAGATCTCTCCCTCTTTGCGGCGCAGGTACAGAAGCCTACCGTTTTCAATGACACGTTCGTCACCGCCGTACATTTCAACACACACATCGTACATCTGACGTTCTGTAACACAGTCTGCTAATGCTTTCTTAGCCTTGACTGGACCAACGCCCTTGATTCCTATGATGTTATCTGCGCGGTCGCCCGTAAGGATTTGTTCATACAGGAACTTGACAGCATCCTCTTCGCTGACATTGTATAGCTTGCCAGTGTTAGGGTTGAAGTGTTTGCCAGGAACTTGATTAAAGTCCTTGTCGATGCTGACGATGATGCTTGGCTGTTGGGTGGCGGCAATGGCAATCAAGTCGTCTGCCTCTTCCTCGTCACTAACAATGGCTTCCCATTCATCAATAAGATACTGACGGATAACAGCAAGGTGTTCGGGTTTCTCCTTGTCCTTTCTGTTTTCCTTATAGCCAGCAGTGACTGCGTACTCGTGTCGAAAATTGCCCTTTCCCGTGAGGAACACACGGTACTCAGGCTCGTCTTCGATGAGGATATACAGGTCGCTGATAAGATCGGACAGGTAGGAGCCTACGCTGTATGCTGCATATTCTGCACGATCATCTTTAGACTTGTAAGCGCAGCGGTATGCTACTATGTCCCCATCAATCAAGATCACAAGGCAGCAGCCTCATCAACGGGGTCGTCAACGTATTCGATCAGCTTCGTTACCTTGCACTTGATCATGCTAGGGCTTCGTCCTGTACCGACAGACCAGTCGTAGTAACCGACAACACAGACAGCTTCACTGCCGTTGGCGATCATAACGTCTGAGTCGAACTCGTTGCCGTCAGCGTCTGTAACACGCATTGGGTTGTTGCTCTTCATGGTGATGAACGAATCCTTCTCATCGCCTTTGTTAGCAGCAGCAATGCCCATGTTATCCAACGCTTCAACGGCTTTGTCACTGAGGTTGCCCAGTACAATCTGATACTTGTCGCTAAACTTGTTCAGCTTGTGACGTTCAACCCAGTACAGAGTTCCCTTGAGTGTGATCGGTTGTGGTTTATCAGTCATAACTTTCTCCTTTTTGTTTACTACCATAATATTATACCACGGATATTGATAATACTCAATGCGTTTCTGCCCAAGTTTTACCAATTTTATACGCACCGTCCAACGGACAGCGCAGATTCAGTACTTCACCTGCTTCGATGATTGCGTTTACTAACTCCCTCCCTACGGCTTCTGCGTGTTCTGGCGTAGTCTCAACCTGGAACTCATCATGCACGTTAGCAACAAACTTGTGAGGCACGTTACATAATCTGTCCTTAGCTATGACTAACGCCTGTTTCATAATGATAGCACCACACGATTGTAACAGTGTGTTCAGTGCAGCATGTTGATGTCTGATCCATACTTGTCTGCCATCAACTCCGGGTACGCGGCCTGTTGAAGCAAGAGACTCAATCTTTCTGACCAGCCTCCCAAAAGCTGGCATGTTTCGTAGGTATCTATCTCTAGCTCGCTTGCCATTTTTAGTAGTTCCTCCGATGATAGATCCAAGCTTTGCGTTTCCTGCTCCATACAATAAAGCATAGGTAAAACGTTTAGCATCAGCTCTTGTTGTAAGTCCAGCAGCCTGTTGCGTTGCTGTGTGTACATCTCCTTCAAGTAATTCTTTGATGTATTCTTCATCTTTCATGTAGTGTGCAAGGCAGCGTAGCTCCAGACCTGAAGCATCAGCACCGACTAGCACGTTACCCTCCTCGACTGTGAAACATTCACGATATTTAGACTCAGATGGTATCTGCGCCATGTTTGGTTTGCTGTGTGTCATGCGCCCAGTAACAGCGCCGCATGTATTGACGTAACCGTGTATGCGTTTTCCTTTAGCGGAATCAATCCACGACTTGAGCATACCGATACGCTTACTGATTGTTAAATACTCCAGCACCAGCGCAGCTTCTGGTATGTGTTGCAGTGGCTTTAGTGTGCTTTCATCCACCTTTGGTTTACCTGATGGTGTTAGCTCACTCCATACAACATCCAAACGCTCTGCTACCTGCTGTCTAGAACCGGGATTGAACACTGTTACCTTATTCTTTAACTGCTTGCCTGTCTTCTCAGACCAACGCTCTTCAACGATGGGCGGGAATACTTCTTGCAGTTCAGATTCGATAGCGTTCATGCGCTGTTCGTGTTGAGCATGTAACGTACACGCCAGGTCAAAGTCAAACGCAAAGCCGTTTCTGATCTGCTCTGAAATGATCGCGACTACGTCATGCTCTAGCTGCTGACACTGCTCACTGAAGTCTAGCTTTTTAAGGCGTTGCACTATATGTCGATAGACATTCCATGTTGCGCGGCAGTCTGTCAAACAATACTCAACCATCTCATCCGTTAGCGGACCGTCAAACGCCTCGATTGAAAACTCTTGCTTGAGTTCTTCGCCGGTACGCATAGCCCACTGCTTCAGTGAGTGACCACCATCGATGGACGGATCAAGCAAACGACCGAGCACTAGCGTATCCTTGATGTCACCCGTCCAAGAAAACCCCCAGACTTCTTCAAGTCTAGGCAGATCGAAGCCAATCAGGTTGTGGCCGATCACCGTGGATACACCGATCAAGGCTTCCTTTAGTTGTGTAGCGTTGTAACACGCAATATTCTTCCCAGAGTCGGGTAGATACACTCCTGCTAGGTGTATCTTCTTCCAGTCCAATGTCGTTTCTATATCCAGCACGGCGTATTTCATTGTCTTCTTCCTGTTTAATTATCCAGCGACCCATGTTACTCATCGTAATGCTCCAAGTCATCGAACAAGCTATTAAGTTCTGGTAAGTCAGCGAGTGATCTAAGATCAGCACGATCACTATAGTTAACATCACCACCTGCTGTCAAGCATGTCATGCACAGGTCAATGAAAGCATCTGTATTGGCACAGCGCAGGGTTGCTTCGTAACCTGACAGTTCTACGTTGCACGCTTTACATCTCACAATGCATTCTCCTCTTCTGTTAAGCGTCCGGTGTCCTCGTTGTAGACTAGCCTTCCTGCTGGCCCTGTCTTCCCGCTGAACCTGTTCTTCAGTACACGCAGCTTGGTAGTGTTACGTTCTTCTGCATCCTCTGCTTGACTGTTACGCTCTGCACCTATCACTGCATCCGATAGTTGTGCGATAGCTGCGCTGCCTCGTAACATGCCGAGACTTGTCGCCGCACCATCCTCCAAAGACTTACCGTCTGGACGCTTCAGGTGCGACACTAACAGTAGGGTGATCCGCATCTCCTGTACGAACATGCGTAGTTTGGTCATAATCATGTCAATCGCCTTGCGTTCATCCCCGTTCTGCTGGTCGGAAACCAGTATAGACAGGTGATCAAGTACAATAAACTGACAACCCAGACCCTTCACCATGTACCGCATCCGTCCCAGCACACGTTCGATTTCGTTGCTACCGAAAGCATCCCAAAAGAATACTCTGTTCTCGTAGTTAGTGGCTTGGTACACCCTGTCAACCTCCTCCGGTGAGTACTCGCAGTCAGGTAAGTGTATAGGCTTGTTCATTTCTAACCCTACAAGCCCCCGTAACGTCCTCTCAGGCGTTTCTTCTAGGAACATAAGACCCATGCACCCATCCTTGTCTTGTTTCAGCATGGCTACGACAAGCTCTCTAAGGATGGTTGACTTGCCCAGCCCAGAGCCAGCACACAACGTCACCAGTTCAGCCGGGCGGATTCCGTATAACATGTTATCAAGTTGGCGGAATGGGTAGGAAGTCGTGCCTCTACGCAGCGGCACCTTGATAGCAGCAAGTAACTCGCTCGGTCGCACGATACCGTCAGGCGTAAACGTTTCTGCCTCCCACCACTGCTTTACAAACACATTAGCCTTGGCGTTGAGCAGGTACTCGTTGGCATCCTTGCCGTCTGACATCTTCATTATCTTAGCCTTGTTTCCGAATAATTCTGCGACATCCTTCGCAGCCTTCTGTCCAGGCTCGTCACTGTCAAAGCAAATGACAACATTCTCAAAACTGTTTAGGTATTCAAACTGATTACGACAATCCTTAATGGCAGACTGAGCGCCGTTGCGCACACTAACGACAGGATACTTGTTTCCGAACATCTGAAACGCAGCCATGCAGTCGTACTCACCCTCTGTTATGGTTATGTAACGTCCACCTGCGCTGAACAATTGCTGACCGAACAACCCACCTTTGGTCCAGTCACCCTCCGTAACGAAACGTTTGTCAGGGTAGCGAACCTTCGCGGCCACGGGTTCGTTACCTTCATCGTAATACCCGAACAATACACGATCACCATCGACTATAGCACTGTACTTTTCTGCGGTGTCTCGCTGTATGCGTCGGTCAATGATGGCGCTGTATTTTCCTGTCAGTATCTTGGCGTTAAATTGCTTCTTTGATTCTGGACGGTGCGCGTAACTGACACCGCCCTGCGCTGTGCCGCGCTCACCACACGAGAAGCAGTACGATGAACCATCCGCGTTAATAATTAAACATTTGTGATGCCCACAGTCGGGGCAGCTTTGATGCGTCTTTGCTTTCATAACAACCTCTTTAAAGAGTCTTTAAAGATAAAACTATAATAAGTTTATTATAATGTTTGTCTTTAAAGTTTACTCTATAGTAATATTTTAGCATGTATTTGGATTGGTGTCAAGCTTTCTCATCCTGCTCTATGCCTGTTTGGTACAGCGTGTCAGCGATGTCGTCAATCATAATGCATGCGTTGTCATACGCTAACGCTACACCAGGGTTGTCCGTGTTGCTATCACGAAGGTGAATGAGCGCGACTATTACACCGCACAGTTTATGATACGTTTCTAACTGGTTCATTGGCGCTCCCAGTAGTAGTCGTGCGCAGTAGCGCAAATATCGTCTATAAGCGGCTGATAGACATTGTCAGTCACGTTGACTCTTTTGCCGTCTATCAAGATGAAAACTTCGCAATAAACGACGTCATCCTCGGCTACCCAATCGACATCGTAGGTCATGTCGCCACCCTCATACTCAAAAACACCTTTCATTCGTCGCCCTCCATCCATAAATAAAGTTCATAGCAAATCAAACCACCTATAACTAACATAACTAAGCTTTCTATCAGCGTTGGCATCCTGGCTCCTTTTTAATCAAGTTGTCGGTGCTGTCCAGAAAGTCAGCGACTAGCGCCGACATCTCCGCAAAGATTTCTGACGCGCTGCGGTCGTCGATCTCTTTTTCTTTCAAGGCACGCACCAATAGCGTCCCTACCTTGTTCTTATCTGTACTCATTAGTCTATCCCCTTAATTTCAATCCAAATAATCATTACCACTAGAAACGTAGTGTATACTGTGAATTCCTGTGCGTCAATCATATTGACTCCTTGTTAGCCCATGTATGCCTTTATGATTTCTTCCGCGACCTGTGGGACGATGGCGTTACCCGCTCCGCGCAGTGTGCCCACTCGATTGGGTAGCCCATGAGCCAAAGGGAAAAGCGCGGATTCAGTTGGTATTTGACGCTCTTTCCCGTCTCGGCAGTATATGTATTCGCTTCCTGCCCAGAAGTTACTGAGTGTATCAGCCTCGACAACTCGATTGACTTCCCTATCTTCATCCTCCGCTTTGTAGCGGGATCGTCGAAACTCCCTCTGTTCCCGTTGTCTGCTGCCATGGGCTTCGGCCAACCCGCTATTAGATGCCGAACCGCTCCCAGCGGAAGTGTGTTTCTTGTCAACTCCCCGGGATAACCATTTTCCTTCGCGTTGTGGGCTGTCGGCGTCGGCCATGCTGCTCTTTCTTCGTCCTTGTAGCCCATCGCCTGTGCATATTCCTTGCTGTGCATCACCTGGACCGCATCTGTCAGGTACATCGGAACCGTGTTCTGATTGGCATTGCGCTTTCTGAATTCTTTTCGCTTCTTCATTGTCTCTAGCGATGTCTCTCGACAGGTCGCACTGGGCGTCGGCCACGCGCTCTGCGACATAGAAGAGTCGATCTCTTTTGTGCGGGGCACCGACGCTGCAAGCTGGCAGTACGGCCATTGCGCTGGCGTAACCTTCTGCTTCCAAGTCTTTTTGTAAATCGTCGAACCACCCCATTCTAATTGCTGCCGCAACCTGTTCTCCAAAGACAACTGGAGGGCGGCACTCCTTGATGAGATTAAAGAAGACAGGCCAGAGGTGTCGGAGGAGATCGTCTTTTCCTTTTCTTCTCCCGGCTGTACTGAATGGCTGACAAGGTGGGCTTCCTGTCCACATTGGTCGGTCATCGTCCCATCCAGCAAGTCTAGCTGCTGCTGACCATCCTCCGATTCCCGCGAAGAAGTGGCACTGGGTGAATCCTTCAAGGTCTTTTGGCTGTACATCTGAAATACTCCTCTCATCAACAATCCCATCGGCTATCAGGCCGTCTTTGATTAACTCTCGAAGCCAGGCGGCTGCAAAAGGGTCGAACTCGTTATAATATGCGGTCATGCTTACTCTCCCTATACTGGCGCACCAGCGCCCTGTGATCATCCCATAACATTTTACATGTAAACCCTACCACAAAAAAACAAAAATAAATTAACATTGTTCACGCTCCAATTTTTCCATAGTGTCTACAGCTTTTAAGTACGCGTCAGACCCGCTGTATTTTGTTACTTTGTAAACTTCACCGTTATATTTGCGTACTAGCTTTATAGTTCCATCGTGCAGCTCTTCGATTACTAAAAATTCAAAGCCGTCACACTCCCGCCCGTGTCGGATTATGTACTCATAACCACCATCAGTTAAATATACTGCGTATCCTTTGTGTGTCTTAAGTTCGTCCCTCATGCTAAACCCTCCAATTTTTCTTGCATCTCTAAATCGCTAAGATGTCCACCGAATACTTCAGGCACTTCCGTACCATTCCACACCCAAAACTCGGCATCATCGCTGCCTAATACCGCGAACAGATCAGCTACCGGATCGACAGCCACAACCTGTCGCCACTTGCCCTTCGTTTTAATCCAGTCTCCAGTATATACAATCATTGTTTAACCCTCGTCTCTAGCTGCTAGGCCATAAGAAAACGCCCTCATTTGCTGCATTAGTTCGCGCTTTGTGTTACCCCTTAGAATGTCCGAAACACCTCCGCCTTCGGTACATAGTCGAACCAGGCTGCTACCATAGCCCGATGACATAATGTGATGGTAACCGATGTTCGCTTTATACGTTCCGTCCTCTTGACGTATCCACGCTTCTGTGGCCGTTACGCCTAACTGATCGTTAATAACTTCAGCCATTTGGTCTAGTTGCTTCGCTGTTACTCTTTCCATAATTAAAACTCCTTTAAAGTTATGCTGCCGCAATTATGTCAGCGTTCCGTTGCTTTTTCAACATTGCGCGACCGTGTCCAATGTAGGCTATCACTTGCACGGTTTTATCCCAGCAAGCGCGGCACGCTTTGCACTTGCCTTCTCGCGTGTATGCTTCACATATTTGCGCATTTTCTGGCACATTGTCAAGCGTTGAAATTGTCGAAGTAGTCGCGCCTCTTATAGTCTCTCCCGTTATTGAGTCGCTAGACAAACGAACCACCACGTTCGGTAATGCTTCAAGCTCTGAAAGTACAGCGGTAAACTTTGAGAATTTGTGCATGCGCGTAGGTATCCAATGACTAACCCAGGGCGTGCGCTCGCATACTTCAAAAATCTTTTTAGCTAACCTGACATCGTAAACGTCGCCGCTATCAAACCACCGAAAATACCGATCATTGTCTAATTCAGCGACCATATCATCAACCCAATCCGAGCGTTTCCAATCCTCGCGATTGTGTAGGCGCGGCGCTTTAACGTTCTGAAAACGATAGTTACCATCTGTCGCATAACAACCCGAACAAGCGGGCACTAGGTTACCACTGGCATCTCGCGAACCTGGACAAGTGTCTAGCGCTTGAAGCGACCACGAACGGCACGGCATTTTTGAAGCCTTTGAAAGTTTAAGCATAGGTTTAATCCTCCGCTAGCGGCATTGCCGCTTTTTTCTGTGCATTAAAGTAATCGTCTAACGCTTTACTCCATACGTCATCGCCAAACTTTCTAGCGTAGTGGTAATAGTGAAAATGGGACGTACCAACGACATCCGATTGGTTCTCTACCTGATATATGTACGCTTTTACAGCTTCCTGTAGTGTCATAGCTTTCATTTGTGTCATTGTTTAACCCTCGTGTTTAAATGTAAATATAATTTTACCGTTACTTAAATCAACTCTCAGTTCTATAGTCTTCAAATATACCCTTCACTGAGCGGGCCACGATTGTGCCGCCTGGTGCGTGAAGCTCCAATGTTGAGCGCCTATACTGAACCCAACCGGCTTGTTTTTGTAGCTGCTCAATTGCTCTTTCCTCGCGGGTATCATGCCAGCGAAATATCGGGCCATCTTTATGGTGAAGCAAGTAACATTCATACCTGTCATTGCGCTCGGTTGAATCTAAAAGGTTTGTCATAGTTTTACCCTCTCGGTTGTTATATGCGTTATTGCATGTGGACATATTGAGCGAAGCAAACGAGAATGTCAAAGACTAATTTGTCATAACAGCCTGGATTCTTATAACCATTTAGAAGCTGCAACGCGCCTAGCACGAACCATGCCAACAGTGCAAACCTGTATAAAATCACTACATGTATGGATGTACAGTACTGTGTGGCTGTACAGTACTGTATAGCTGTACAGTACCAGCGCAGACTCACACACTCTGATAATGCAGATATAAATAGTAATGATAATGATTCTCATTCGCACCTGGCTAAACGATAATGATTCTCATTCGCATCTGCGTAGTCTGTTGCTAACAATAACGCTAATGAGAATGATTCGTGTTACTATTTAGGGACGGGGGAGGGTCGCTGTTGCTGTAGATTATTATTGT